CTCCCGACCAAGTCCTATTCGGAATAAGATTCCTGGTATCTTTCCAGAGTCTTTTCTGAGCAGGCAGCGATTGCTGCCTTGAGTATCGCGTCTGTGGCACAAGGTCTCACTTTAGCCTTGTACCAAGCGGGTAACTCAACTGGGCGGAACCGTAAGAAGTATCCATCCTTATCTGCAAACTCACCACTCATAAGGGTGATGGGATGACAACCACCAACAAGGGTGATTCCTGAATGTTTTACTGCATCAGGGATAAGATCCTCGTGAGTGTACCTCATCTCGAAGTACCTTACAGCCCGCTCGGACCATTCCGCACTATCCGATATCGGATATAGGTGCGATCCTCGACCATGTATCTCACAGGAGAGAACAAGGTCGTAGGAGGAATTTGCCAGTTGGTATACCAACTTTGATGAAGGAGTCAAACCATATGCACGAAGGTACGTGCGGACCAGACTTTCGATTCTCCGCCTGATCGCCCTGGGTACGTTCATCCAGGGTATCCTGATACCTGTGGAGCGTTGCCAATCAAACAACGACTCCCAAGTAATAGGAGTATGGTCTGAGGTGTAGAACGGAACACAGTTCCTCACAAAGGTTTTTCCTGCAAACTCACTAAGTCTGCCCTCATAGCTCTTGTGAAGAGATAGAGGTATTCCTCTGGAGCTCAACTCACGAATATATCGCGAGCGTAGCCTCTTATTCATTATGACGATATCATCGCCAAGAATGACATAAGGGGAATGTGCTAAGCCCAGCATGGCTGCTAGACTTTCTACTAGAAGGTTGTGGGTAATAGCCAGCATTGCAAAACTGGGTAGTGAACCCAGAGGCTGGCCAACCTTCCACCTAATAAGGTATCCTTCATCCTCCCATCTTGCTCTTGCAATTTGTTGAAACAGGTCATATGACCTATCAAACTTCCGCTCGGCTTCTAGAGCGGCAATGAAGGAGGAATCCTTCTTGTCGTGAAAGATAGACCGAACGAGATTCTCATCTTTTAAGGAGAACATCCTTGAAAGATACCACACGATCTCCTCTCCCCAAGAGAAGGGAAGGTTATCTGTGGCCTTGCTGAGATCGACAGATCCTTGATACAAAGTATCGTTATTGACACGATTCTGTATCTTGGTGTCGAAGCGATCTTGATCAAAGGTCGCATCTCGAGGAAGTTGCCTGACAAGATTATACATCTTATCAGCGCACGGAACAAGAGCATTCTGAATGAATCTGTTTGGCACAGCTATATCTCTATAGTCTGTACCACCACCCTTTTTCTGGATGTGCTGTATATGTCCAACATATTCGCCGGACAACACAGTGGTGTTCTGGAATATTCCTTCCACCTCAGGGAGGATATCTCCCCAAAGGAATGCCTCAAGGGCATCCCCAACATCTTCATCCAGGAAGCTATCTACGAATTCCAGTTGGTTCTGAGAAAGAACCCTCCCTTCAGACATATGAAGAGAGATGAGATCAGCAAAGTCTGCATCGTATGATTCAGAACTTTGATTCTCAACCTGGTAATCCTTGTAGATTTCCGGGAAGACAGGTTTATAGTCGAGCTTGACACTCGACTTCCAACCAGCGCGAAGCACGCGCCACCATGCTAACCAGTATTCGTGCCACGACTCGTAAGAGCCGCAGGTACGAGCTAGTGCATGGAAAGGGTGTTTCAACCCTTGTGCTGCTTTCCAAGAAAGCCCATGGGGAGTGTTGATGCACTCCAGCCATGACCGAAGAAATTTCGGAACAGCTGGATTCGCCTTCACACTATCCAGTCTCCTCTTGACATCACCGGCGGCAGAATCGATGGACTTTGTTCGTCGAACTGGGCCAGTGTACATCTTGAGGAAAGAGAGGACGTAGTGAGGCTGGGTGTCTGCATACTCGAAGAGCATGCGGAGGAACCCATTCACACGAAAGCCTGTCGAGCTTAGGTGCTTTCCTAGGTTGGATCTGCGATCTGAATCGGACAGGTACTTTAGAATGCAAACCCGAAGGTTCTTAAACTTT